GAGTGCAGCCGTCCTTTAGCCATAGCTTCCCCTGCCTTGGCCTGGTTGAGGTCTCCCTGGGTAGCGTCACGAAGCCCACGACCACNAGCNGCTTTACCTTCTTCNANATGTTTGAAGGCNAGNGCCCGTTCCTTCTCNATNTGNGCATCCATCAGCTCCANCTCTTTTTCCAGCTTAGCTTGAGCAATGGGATCAGGCTGAGGTTGATACTTCTCAATCTTTTCTGCCAATCCCGGCATCTTCCGCAGACGAGCAATATCAGCCCAGATAATCTTGGAGAAATCCAGATCCATGTTGGGTCCAGCCGTCTGGAGCAAGAAGGCCAGATCCTCGGCTTTAGCCGCATCCTCTTCTGCAGTGGAGATAACCAAACGGAGATCAAAGTTCCCTGCCAAATCATCTCGCCGTACCTGCACAAACTTGCGGTCTGTGATCCGGACTACTTCAGTCTCAGAAAGGAACTCGGCATTCATGGCGATGACCTTACGGCCAACCTCAATGATCCCTTGCGCCAATCTACGCAGAATCCCCAGCTCACGTTTAGCTGCAGCATCCATCGCACGGCCAGCATTGGAAGCCACCGCACCTAGAGATTGAGAATTTATCCCTGACGAGTAGGCTTTAACTCCAGTCAGACTTTCTGCTTCGGTCGCTTGTACTGCCAGCATATCAAAGACGGAACGGGGGATTTCCGGGAAGGTATGCTGATGCACCCCTTGACGAGGATCGACTCCCGCATTGAATTCGTAGTTCTGCCCCTTAAGGAACAGTCTCTTATTGGTGACATCCAGCATGTCTTTGCGCATACCGGTCTGACTGTTGGCAGACTTGGCAAGGAGATCAATGGCTCCACGGGTGACAGCCCCTGTGATGTTCTGATTATCAATCAGCAATTCACCATCTGGTTCCCCATAGGTAGATCCTCGTACCGGCATGTAGACAGCAACTACGAAGGGAGGCTTACGATCAGGGAAAGGATTCAGTTCCATCCGTATGGGGATATCACCTACCCAGGAAGCTACAATCTGTTTAGTGGTCCCATCCCCATCCACATCCCATTCACCCCAGTAGGTATGAACCACAAACTTCTTACGAGGCTTGTCTTTAAAGCCAAAGGAGTAATTATCTGGTCGAATAGGAGAATCAGGTTCTGTTAGAGGATCAGGTAAAGAATTTGCATTCAGTTTATCCAGATTCTTGTACTTACCATCACGCTTCAAAGCAGCCAGTGAAGAATTGAATTTCTCTCCGACAAAGACAGCCTTGGAAAGATCTCCTCCACAGGAAGGATCGATGATGATGTTCTCGTTAGGAGGTATTTCGATATCAGGTTGATTCTTGGTCTCAACAATTTTGGTGACTTCAATCTCTCCGATCTGTTTCGCAAAGAGAGCTTGACCGGTTTGTTGGAAGATCTCCAAAGCATGATCCAACCCCGGGGTACTTTCATCAGCGTAGCCTTCCGGATTCTCTACCCGCAGCTGGAGCAGCTGCATGTAATATTCAGCCAGCTGGCCTGTCGTATCGGGGAGATATTCATATTCAGGAACAGTTTCAGTGATCTCTTCGGATTCGGATATCCAGGCAGTTTTAACAATAACTGATCCAGTATCAACCGCTTCCCGAACATAGTTATCAATGAAACTGATCTTATTCAATTTGGTATTGAATTGCTGATTCAATACCAATTCATTCTGTTGTGCTCGTTTAATATCACCGGCTGTAGTCGGATAAACATTGAAGATATCAGGGGTACTAAGAAAAGGATCCGACAGAGAAGAGTAACGCCACTCTGCTTGTTTACGAATCAACTTCGGTTGAACATTGGATTGACCTTCAACCTTCTTACGCTTAGCTGCGCGATTCTCCAACCATCGTCTAACATTTTCCCGATGGGTTGCATGATCAATTTCAGCATCATCCAGGTTCTGTTTGAGATCAGCGATAGTAGGTTCATTCTTCCAATTGGTGAGCTTCGGAAGTTCTAAACCAGCACTATTGATATAAGCAGTATCCATGGATTACTTATCTCCTCGAACAGTTACAGTACCATAAGCTAGAAGATCAACTTGACCATCAGATTTAGTTAATAACAGACTGTAAGTTCCCGAGTCAAACAGAATTGTTTTAGTATCTTCTGGATCAACTTTGACTATAGTTTTTATAGCCGTTAATTCAATAGAATCGTCAGTGGTCAATATGAGTAACGGTTCTGTTGATTGTCCATCCCGCACCCAAGGTCTCTTAATAACCAAAGCTGCTGATGTATATAATGAAAGAAAATCTACATACTCATAAGTAAAACCATAAAATTCTAAGTTCTCGGCATGTGATCTTTTACTATCAGCCACTGTAGGAGTTTCCAATGGAGGATCATAAGTGTAGACTTTATTTTGAGTGATGAACTCAGTAATAAAGGAAGCACCTCTCCATATCACTAAATCTCTTTGAATAGGATCCATAGATTACACCCATCCCTTACTTTCAAAAGTATTATCCTGGTCACAATCCTGAATACCCAAACCATACAATTCCAGCTTCTGACAAGCCAGCTCATACTGCTGTTGGTAACTCGCACTCTTGTCAGCGTTGACTGTTGAGTTGTTAGCCCCAGTAGGTTTATAAACTCGATAGGCTACATAAAACAGAAGAGCTTCAATGATCGTGGTAGGGATAGGGAGAACACAATTCTCAGGCTCAAAATCATCATCCAATGTAATTTTGGTAGGGTACGCTTGATAAACAACATTGAGGATTTGTGCTTCATCCAGTTTAGTAATCTTCAAAGAATCAGTAGAGGTTTGTATAATGGCAGGAGTTGCAAAACGATTATTCAATGTCAGCTCATTACCGATGGCATCGAAGACTTTCGTGATCTCAATGATATTCAACAAACCTTCATAATTACTCGGACGTTCAATGTAACGGGAAGTGCTGATTTGATCCAATGAAGCGATACGATTCTCACGAAGGAAGTAATCCGTTACTGTCGGCGTTACATGTAAAGCAACTTCATTCTCCATGAGTCGAAGTCTTTTATAGATTTCTACCAAGCCAACATTCAAATGATTGATGACTTTCGCGTACTCGCTCTCGTTGATGCTACCTGTGTTATTACGACTTAAAGAGATATTGGAAAACTCTCCTGTTGCCAGCATATCAAATAAATCTTTGAGTAACACCATTAGCCAACCTCGCTATACAACGTAAGAGTTGATAGAACATTCACTGGTATTATTATCTTCCATATCCCACATATCATCTTTACGTTTGATCATCTCTGCAACCTCAGAGGGTCGCCATATTGTGAGGGACGATAACATAGAGATTCCGTCAAGACAATCATCATTTTTAGATTTGAATCCAGCAGCTGATACTAACTCCAACTCATTCATTATTTCCAGTATAAAAGGAGTCTCTTTTAGTTCAGTAGGAAAGAACATTTGGTGAGTTTTAAACCATGGAACAACAATGTTGAATCGAACCATCTTATTGGTAATTGGTTTGATGCCAGGAGAGTTCCCATTATTACTACTCGCTAAAGTAAAATAACAATTGCGATCCATCATCTGACCCTGGATCCAGGGAATGAATCCTCCCTGTTGTCCACTGATCTCAATCCCAACAGACTGGGGAGAATACAATTGAGCTAATCGAAAGAGATCATCAACATTCTTGTCCATAGTTTGGCGTTTACAGATTCCATCTACTAGGAACCAGAAACCTTTACTATTCACTGCCCAAACCATGATGACAGAGTAATCGGCTGATTGCTTATCGCTGGTGGCAAAGTCAGTGGTGATGTAATAGTTGAACTTAGATTTATTGGCCAGGAGAGTGGATCGACTGTACCACAGGATATCACCAGCAGTAATTAGACGGTCTTCCTCCGACATGATACGAAGCATCAACTCTTGGTTGAAGTCCGAGATCTTTCCTTGCTTCAGAGAGAAATCATATTGCTTCTTTACATATTCGTAAGGGAATCGACTCGGCCAAGCTCCCACAAAATCTTCTTTAGTGCATGGGAATTGATTACAAACTGGGAAAACATTGACCTTCCAGGCTCCAGATTCTACGGCTTTATACAAGGGATCACGGGCATTAAAGGGAGTCCCTGACCAGATTGTTTTTGAGCGTGTAGGATGGAGTGCGAAGTTAACTGCCTTGTTTACTGTGGCTTCTACAGCCGCGATGACCGTATCGGATCGTGCATCCTCATCGGAGATCAAGTCATCCAGGACAGCTAACTGAGGACGTACTCCGAGTTC